GCTATATCCAGCAGCTGCGCCGTGCTTGGACGTACCGTGTCCCAAGACTACCTTCATTGCATTCCCCCAAGTCTGCTTATGTCAGAGGACTCGTGGCCTCCGCGTCTTGCTGTTGTTATTGTTCCCCTTCCCTTTCCCATGTCAAGAGAGAATACCTGTTGAGTGTGAAGATATAGTGAAGCCACGCACAGCACAAAAGAGGTGCGCGTGGCTCTCGGTCAGTCTGTCAGCGTCTTAGAGCGTTTGAGCGCCTAGGCGTCTAGGTTCCTCGCCCCTATGGCTCCTTGGTGGCATGGCGCATAAGCAGCTCGGCAGGTTTCTTCTCCTCGAGAGCCTTCTCCCGCTCAATCTTCTCGAGCATCGCCGCCTCGGAGAAGTTCGACATCTGCCATCCCTTGTGATGGATACAGAACTCCTTAACCGCAACGACGGTGCTCTCGCTCCAATGAATCGACAGTTTTGTCTTCTTCTCTTTCAGCGACTTTTCTATGAAGCCCATAGCGTTCCCTCCAATTCGTCGAGGAATGCCAGCCACGCCACACTGACCGGATTCTGCGGCTCGTAGTCCCAGATCGGCTTCGACACGTCGAGGGCTTCGGCCATGCGGACACTTGCCGGGATGATCGTCGCAAAGATGGCTGCGTCATAGGTTTTCTTCAGCATGGCGACAAAGTCACGCACATAGTTGGTCCGTTCCTGTGCGGCGTTTACCAAGATGCCGGCCAGCTGGAGGCGAGGATTCGCATGTTCCCGGACGAATGCCACGCGCTCAAGCAAACGTTTGACTGCATCACGATCGAACCTGTCTGGACGAACGGGAACCAGGAGACAGTCAGCGGCAACCATGACATTGCTGACAGCTGTTCCCAGGTGTGTAGGTGTGTCGATGACGACCAGGTCATAGGACGTGAACCCCTGCAGCAGATCCCGGAGGATGTAGGACTTCTCGAGGGAAGGGGCCGACTCATGCTCTGAGAGATCGTCGTTTGCCCCCAGGAGGTCAAGAGCCGTGTTCACCTTCTGCGGTTCCGGCATAGTCTTGCCCCGGGATGCGAAGGCGAGGGTGATGTTGGACTCGGGAAGAAGATGATCGGTACACATGCTGGTAGTGTTCCCTTGCGGGTCGAGGTCGACCAGGAGGACCGACTTGTGCCGCGCGGCCATCCCCATGGCGATATGCCAGCTAACGGTCGTCTTGCCCGTGCCCCCCTTCTGGTTTACAACGCCAAGGATCACAGCAGGCGCTCGCTCTCGGGGACTTGTTCGGTGATCAGGTTTGCTTCCGGCGGACGCTCGTTGCAGCTCCTGTACATTCGGTCGATCGCTTCTTCGATGACAGTAGTCGGATGCTTGCCCATGACTCGGGCGATGTAGCGGACCTTGGCACCGGTGAGCTCGTCAAGTTCTGGATGAGATTTGTGCAGCATGGTGTCTCTCCCTTCCCCCAAGCCAACCCCTGTATAGCACCGAGGCGCTTTGGTGTCAAGGGGGCAATATGCTAAGGGGCCTTGACGCCTAGGAGACAAAGAGATAGGATGCTATGGTAGCAAGTAGCCAAGGAGGCAACCGTGCACAGAGGGAGAGTATTCGCGCTGATTCTTGTGGTTCTACTGATGACATCTATCGTGGGGTGTTCCAGCCCTGCAGTGAGTGTCCCGGAGGAACCTGCGCCAATCGCGGCGCCCGTCGAAGACGTCCATGATTTTGTAATCGAGGTTACTGGCAACAAAGGGAACAAGTTCAGCGGCAACTATATGACCGTCATGGCCGACGGCAGTTCCACGTCTCACAGCGTTGATGGGGTCGTACTCGCTAATTACGTTGTGGCCGGGACAATGCCAACAGTCAAATACACGACAAGAGGGAGCATCGTCTCCTGTTTTTTCCAACAGAAGGGAGAAATAGGTGCCTTGATTGTGATCATTTCCAAGGATGGCTACCAAGTGGCAATGGAATCGACAAACGCTGCTTATGGCGTTGTCACGATAGCGACTCCCTAGACGGTCAGCTCATGCACTGGCCCCGTCACGCGCACGAAGACGAGGGCGATGGTATGGTAGGAGGTTTTCTCTCGCGAGATCGCTTCCTAGGGCCGCTTTTCGAGGTCTATCCATTTTGGAAATAGCTCATGGGACCAAGTTGGGCCTAAGTTGGAACTAAGTTGGGACTAAGTTTGACATACAGATTCTAAACCCATCGGAATCGAGGGGTTTGTGATCTGCATCTCACATGCTCCAAATATACAAAAGTGTATAGTTGGCGACATGGAGATGCAGAAGTTCGCCCCGAGGTGTCCGGAGGTGTCCGGAGGTGTCCGGAGGTGTCGGGAGGTGTCGGGTGACCATTTCGATATAAGAATGGGGAATCAGAATGAGCGGCAACACTTTTACGGTGCATATTCTGCCATCGACCACACTTTTGCGGGGCAACGATTTGTTGACGCCAACAAAACGATAGGCACAACCCTTCAGATTTCCTTAAGTGTTGCGCAACTGGTAAGGATTACTTGTGGGTTCAGTTGCCAGAAAGTTGCCAAGCTTGCACTCTTGTTGATAGAAAGGGTGCAAGAAAGTAAAGAATACCTACGCCTTCGGAGGAAATGTGTCAGCAATGGACATATGCCCGATGATCTGTCCAAAATATGCAGAAAGGGGTACAGATGTGCAGATATCGCACACAAGGTATAATTTGCCGTCTGTCTTTTATACCATAGTGCGTATCTATTCCAAACCCCGCAAGTACCCGTCAAGTGGCACAAGCCTTAACGCAGTCCACGTTTGCGCCATGTTACGAATCATGTAACGCGTTGTGCGTCATGCAACGTGCGTTTTATCTATTTGGAATAATGCCACTAGAATAATCTCGTTCTGCTCCATGAACACTAAGGTTTGTACCCAAAAGCGGAACAGAATCACTCCACATAGAACCCGCTGGTATAGTATTGATGCAATGACTTGACAGCGAGGTCGGGTACATGCGAGAGCCGGCCCATCGTAGCACCGGCCCTGGATCTCTTTGTGCGCATGGCACATGAGTCTCAAACATCGCGCATAGCAGGGAACTTGAACCCCAGCATTTCGGGCCGTTCGCCCCGCCTGGCTTGGTGCGCCCGATCCTAGCCTTTGGAAGATATGCGCGAGAGGTCGGTCCTGGCGGGGGCCGTTGCCCTATCTGGCCGAGCGCCCTGTCGTGTGGCGCCTTCAGCTTGGCCCGCTGAGGCAATATGGTGAACGGCGGGAACCATTCGGTGCTTCCTTACTGTTCAATCTACTGCGTCACCAGGGGTTCTTCTTCTTTTTGCGCTTCGGGATCAGCCCGGCGATCATGGCGTCACGCAGTGCATCAGCGCCCGCCTCATTGAGCGAGCTGCCGGTCAAATACTGGCCTACGTGCGCCAGCTCATGGATGATGATCATGTTGGTCTTTTCCTTACTGAGACCCTCTCGGATGTAGATATGAATCACGCGAAGGCCTCGAAAGACGGGGGCCTTGTCATGTGGAGTGACCGTCAGGCCATGGCAGAGTCCCTTCTTGTATTCCGGTGCCGCTGCAACGTCAATCAGCGCCTGTGGCACCTTCTCGATCTGAACCACGACCATCGCCATGCGGTCTACTCCTGGTGATATTCGTAGAATTGCTTGTCGAAGAAGCTCTTGAATCGGCAGCCCACCTCGTCGATGATGCCGCTGTCATTTACATGGATGTCCAGGATGCACCCGCCAACGTGGGCCTGGATCTGTTTCTTCCGCATGAACGGCGTCTGATCCTGACAACAGCCAGGTTGCAGAGCATAGACCTCCCTGGGATAGCCAAACTCGAACTTGTGATAGTGGCCCATGACGACGATGCGAGGCTTCTCGCCACCCTGTAGGCTCTCGACGTACTTCTGCGCCTTGTAGCTCGTGGCGTAGGCACTCCCGCCGCCCGCGTGGATGACGCGCATGATCTGTCCAGCGGCGAGTTCAATATCCCGCTCCATGTATCCAATGTCTTCAATGTCGTCGCGCCCGGCCTTCTGTGCCTCAAAGGCGAGCAGCTGCCCGATATTGATGCCTTCTCTCTGCACCCACCAGCCCTCGTGATCATCGCCGGATAGCACCTTGGTCTTGATGCCGGGGATCTGAGGACAGACACGCAGGAACTCGTGGATCTGAGGGGTCACGCCATGGATCAGCAGGTCGAACATGTTGAACTTCGCCTCGCCGTCGCACCAGTTGCCGGCGTGATAGACCGTCGTGACGCCCTCTGCCGCATACCATTCATAGAGCTTGGTAATGACGTCCTCGCGGCAATACTTCGAGCTCGTGTGCCAGTCGGCCGTGTGTCCTATATGGAACATCCCGCTGCGAGCTCCCAGTCCTTCGAGAGTTTCTTTGACCGGGTCCTCGGGTGGCCGAATATCGTTTTGAATGGAGTAGATTCCATTCTCGCAATCAAGAGTGACCGCTCGTTCCTTCAGCTCGTCGAGTCCAGATTGAATGACCTTCGGCGCGACCTCGAAGAAATCGGCGAGCTCGTCTTTGGTGCGCTGATACTTCGTCAGGTATTTGCGTATGCGCTCTGCCAGACTGTTGTCTTTGGCGACAAGGGGAACAGTCGGGTTCGCTTCTCTCGGCAGGATCGGCTTGCCGATCGAGTACCCCTTCCGCGGACCCGGCATCTTCGTGTTCAAGCCGTACAATTTGGCATAATTCCGGATGGTGTTCGCCGGGATCCCTAGGGCAACGGAAGCCCTGGTATAGTCGCCTCCATGCTCAAACGGGTGCTGTGCGGCATAGTCGACGACGGCCTTCTGACGTTCTGTACGAATGGGCGCGCTCACAAATCCTCTTGCTGAAAAGATACGACCGTGCTATGGTGTTCATCGTTCACGGGATGGCCTCCTGTGGATAACACGAGAGGGGCCGTTCATACCGGCCCCTTGGCAGTTTCGGTCAGACTGAAGGTGAAACGGGTGGATCTGTCGGCGGTGTCGCCGGGACGATCGGCTTGCCAGCCTCGATAATAGGAACTGCCTGGTCGACGTAGAGCACCTGCTTCAAGTCTACCGTCGCTTTCTTTTCAACCGCAGTCGTCAGTAGGTACGGCGACCAGATCTGTTTGAAGGCGAATTCTACCTCGCCAAGGATGGCTCCCAGGATGATAGGGAGATTCCCGGCCGCAATCACCTTTGCCAGTGAACCATCCAGCCACATGACGAGGAGGGCCAGACCGACCGACAGGGCGAAGGCGATCAACTGCTTGATACGGCCATCCCAGTTCTTCTTGAGCAAGACAGACGCGATGATAGGCGCGAAGAAGCCAATCACCCATATCCACATACTCGGTAGATTGTTCATGTGTACCTCCTACACCTTTGTTGGGTGTGCAATCTTGTACAACACCCATGCGAGGACGTTGTACGTAACCGTGGCATTCCAGTCGACGGGGAGGGTAACGATTCCCCGGTCAACCATCTCCTGCTGCGCGACAGAAAGGTGGGATTTTAGTGCGATGTTGAACGTGTCCGCCAGCGCACGCACGTAGGCGTGAGCGATACCGTCCTTGTTGCCGATGATCCACTGCGCGAGTATGGGGTTGTCGTGGAAGTCCGTCTCGGCCAGGACCGCAATGAGTCCAAGACTTGCCGGACTCCTGACCTCTCCCATGCCGGCGCCGCTGAACTGTGCCATGCCATCCTGGACGGGCGAAGACCTGGTACTCTTGACAGGACAGACCAAGGCCAGTTCCTTGACGATGTTCACGGCCAGGACCTTGCCACGTGCCTGAGTCGGGTGATAGTACGCTGTTGCCCCGCTTGCCTTACCATCGCCCGAGTTGCTGTGAATGGCGAGGTAGACATCGCACCCCTTGTCCTTTGCCTCTTTCGCGCGGTCGCTCAGTCCAACAAGGGAGAGCGTCGCCATGACCGTCTCGCAGACATACTCTGCATCCAATACGCCCTTGATACGAGCAGCGATGGCCTCCATCTGCACCTTCTCATTCGTGGCGCCCAGGGCGTAGCTGTTATTCGGCTGGTTCGATGGCGACAGGTAGATTTTCATTACACCCCGCCCCTTGTCACCAGCCATGTGACAAAACTGATCGTCGCAGCAACAAGCAGAGCCCCGAGGACAGAGATAATCTCGTTGACGATTGGCTTACGTGCCGCCAGTGCCTTCTCTTCTTTGTTTAATCTCAGGCCCTTTTCTTCGTTGACGATTCGCTTTACTTCCTGCAATTCATGGTCAAGATCGTCCATACGCTTATCAACCTTTTCATCGAGGGCGCCCACCTTATCAACGAGTTTGTCTACCAGTCCCGAGAGCTTTTCTACCACCGCAAATATCCCCCCTCGACCGTTGACATCCCGTTCCAATTCAAGGATCCTTTCTTCGTTTGATTTACCGCGAGCCTGAAAAGCCTCGTCCAATACGTTACGCTCATTCCCATCGCCCATCACAGCCCCCCATAAAGAATCGCTACGTCAAGCAGTGCTACGGCAATCAGCACGGCCCACGCCATGAGTCTCATCCACGCCGGGAACTTCATTCCGCAATCACCGGCATTGTATCAATTGGTGTCGCGTCCGTCTGCAACTGCGCCGCTGTTGCCTGTAAGTCTGTCAGTTCTACTGTGGCCTTGTCTAGCTTGCCCTTCAAGTCCACTACCTCTACCTTCTTTTCCGTTACCTTCTGTACCACGACAGTCAAATCCAACACAGCAACAATGCCTTCATCAGGAAGTGCGACCCCGCCGACAGCAACGCGGAACGCCTCTATTGCCTCAACTGCACCGGTTACCTTCCAGATGCGAAGGGGTTCTGCTGAAATGGTGTCCAGCTTTCCTGCTGAAGGGTCAAGGAACGCGTTCGCACCTGCGCGTATAAACATGTCTACACCTTCCTTTCGAGGGTTCCTAGTCGTCTCGCATACTCTGCCAATTGCGTCTTGAGAATGTCCATTGACCTTCCCGCCGATAATGTTTTCCCATCCTGCCTGTAGTCCACGGCACGGATGGNATAGTTCTTCCCATCACCATCCACCGTGTCGCCTACTGAGAGGTCAGTTGACAGTGGAACATCCCGCGTGTACTGCTCTCGCGCTACCGAAACGATAGGAAGTAGTCCATCTGCATATGCTTGAGCTCCTGCTTGACTTCCGAAATCATCAGGAACTATATAGACCCTTGACCCCGTTCCAGCGCGCACAGCGATGGGAAGGGGATTATCTGCAACAAGTACCAACGAGTCCACATAGTTGTCGCCAGTGAACGTAAGCGCGATGGTAGCGAGGGTCGTGGGGTTGCCGGTGCGCGTGAAGTTCACGAGAGCAAGGTCGACCGATTCGAAGAGGTTGAAGGCGTTGCTCCAGACAAAGGAGGATGAAACCCAAGTGTAATCAGAGACCGTGGTGTAGTCGTAGACCGTGGTATAGTCTAGGACTGTGGTGTAGTCCAAGACCGTGATATAGTCTAAGACCGTGGTGTAGTCATTGACTGTGGTGTAGTCTTGAACGGTCTCAGAGATAACAACGTTGACCACGACAACGCTGCTGGAAAGTATCCAATTGTAGCTGGCAGGTCCCCACGGTGCATACCACGTCAGTACGGAACCGTAGACTTCGAAGGGTCCATCGAGGGACATGTGCATTTCAATCCCCTCTTGGTCTTGCTGGTAGAACCTTGCTATGGCCGATACCTGCGTAGCCACATATGTCTGGTTCCCCACCAGGGTCGGTACGGGACAGATATCAGTCCGCAGGACATAGTTGTTATATCCATTGCCACTCAGATGCATTGGCACCGTATATTGCGTATTGGAATCCACTTGTTGATGTGACCCAGTCTGTACCTGATGTGAACCCGTCAAAACTTGATGTGAACCGGACTGTACCTGATGTGAGCCAGTCTGTACTTGATGAGACCCCGACTGTACCTGATGAGACCCAGTAAAAACTTGATGTGATCCAGTAGCGTTGTACGTCTGCGCGGTTATATAACAGGCAATGCACTGAATGCCGTAGTGGACTCCATCAACGAGGTACAGATTCGTGAACTCGATGCGGACGGTCGTGACTTGATAAACTTGACTGACGCTCGTGGGTACATCCGCCTCAAACGTATTGCCGATAGTTGACCGCCATGTGTCCTGCCACAGCGTTGCACCGCCCGCATCAAGTATGGTTACACGATAGGAACAGCCCTGTGTCACGTTTCCTGTGACCATCGTGACGAATTGGACAGGTGAGAGCGTGATGTTCTCCGTGAGAGTATCGGTCGGCACTGGCGTCCAAGTCAAGTAAGGGTTCAGAACGAAACCAGCCCCTATCTGTCCGCTGAAGGCATGAATCATTTCCAACTTGTTGTCCGCATCCTGCTGGAGACTGACCGTTATTGATTCCGCTGTGACGGGGTTCCAGTTGAATCGGATTCTGTCTATGTCTCTGAACAATACGCTCAGCGCATCTCTGTGACAGTTCCCCACAGATTTGAGCATGCCGAGTGCGCCACTGGGAACGGGAAGCAGTAAATCAGCTACTTGTGCGACGTTGCTTACCGTACCCGTCCAGTTGTCTTTGTCATTGAGCGTCAATACGGTCGCGGGCGTTGGATACTGCTTGACGATATAGTGTGCTTCTACTGCATCATAAGTATCCGCATCACGTTGCCAGCCGGTGAGCGGGTCAAGCCGTTGCATATGGTAGTCGGGGTCATGATACCAGAGAGGAGCCATGTTCTGCTGTGCAATGGCGGTGATGTCTTTCATGCAATATTCTGACGGTGACCCCGTAAACTCGGTCGCATCAATGAATACCTGTACTCCGTCAACATCTATCTCGACATTGCGGATGGTCGGAATGACGCCGGAACCATATTGTCCATAGAATGACAGATAGCAAACATCGCCATTGTACCCTTGTAGATTGTACGTGAAGAACCCCGTCATGGTGACCCGCTGATATGTCGTAGTTGCCGCGACTACAATTGGTAATCCTGCGTTGATTTCATATTTTCCGAGAGCATAGAAGGAGACATTTCCAGCAACAGAAACCTTGATGTCGGCAAAGAATGTAACCTTCTTGCCTGCAACGTCCAGCGGGAAGGCGTACAGGTTTCCATTCCTTACTGATGCTTGTGCCAAAGCCTGAATGAGCAGTTGCTTGATAACTTCCAGTGGCTCGATTTTGGCAAACAGTTGTGGGTACACTGTCCGTGCCAGAAGGTTCGCACCTACGATGTTCAATGACGGAACAATCACTCCAAGGGCGTCAGATGTGGCTCCGTAGGCCGTTTGCAATGCCATTATTGCGGTAGTGAGAACATATGACTCATCGGCGAGGCATGTGTACTGATACAGAGGGCCTGATTTTCCCACCGTGTCGATACTGAACTGGTATTGTCTAAGACCCCTCTCTCGGATAACCGCTTGGATAGTGCCAGTAAGGAGTGTTGCACATGAAAAGTTCAAGGTCGGAAGAGTGGGCAATAACTCATCATGAATGAGGGGGACAATGACATCCAGTTTAGCGTCACCCGAGTACAGGTCTATCCCATACTCGGTCAACTCGTAGGCCATGACGTACGTGATAGGCGCTGTCGTGACCGTACCTGCTGAATCAGTCGCCTGAGCGTAGATGACGTGAGAACCGCGCTCCAACGCGAGAGTATATGCAAAGAGGGAGGACTCCATAAAGAGACCGCTATATGCCTTGCCGTCAATAACAATGGATACGACGGACTCACTGACCTGATTGACACACCAAACTGTGACCGTTAGCCGTTCTGCGACCTGTGTAGTAGTGAGGGTCGGGGTCATACGTCAGTCCTCTGGAGTTCGACATACCATCTTGCTGACAAGCCTTGTGATTGTGTTATGGTCACCGCTGCTGAACCAATGGCGATGTCAGTACCACCTAAGAGCGCACTGATGTCCGCACCGGCAGCGTTGAGCAGCCTTCCATCTGAGCCTTTGACAATCTCTCCGGCGTATCTATTCCCGATGAACAGGTCATTGAACTTCAGAGAAAGAGCAGAATACGCAATAGATTGATACTCTGCGCTACTCAGGACGTATGGGTACTGGACAAGATTGGAAATGGAGCCTTCAAGATTTCCAAGGGTCAGTTGCGGCCACGCGATTGCTGGTGCTCCACCAGAAGAGACTGTCCACACACCGCCAGTGTTAACCGCAACCGTCAAGGCATGAGAGGTATCTTCAATGACCACGATAGTCACAACCGCGCCTTGGAAGTAATCCAATCTTGGAAACGTAACCGCTGCTCCGGAACCGTTACCATCCACAAAGAATAGAATATTGGCGTCTAAACTGATGAGTAACCTGTTTTGTGCGGAACCCCAGATGGGAAGGTTATTGCCGCCCAATACCGCAGTTATATCGTAGCAGTAGGCGGTGTCCAAAAGAAAGTATTCGCCCGCAACGTCGTTGTCTAGCATAAATACCAAGTCTCCGTGCGTCGCTGCTGCGGTGAACACCATAGATACCACTTGAGTTTCTACGGAACAGTCCAGCAGAGGGCCAATTTGGACCGCACCCCCTACTTGTGCATATACTTTCATCTTGCGCCCTGCAGCGGCAGTTGTTTTCGCGAAAGCCGCGAGATAATAGACGTGACCAGAAATGAAGGTAGCACCAGCAAAGTCCATCAGTGCGTTATGCCCATTGGCTACGGATTTGGCAGACGCAGCTCCTCTAAGTGGAGAAACGGTGGTTCTCGTTGTTGTGTCGGGACAGTACCATCCAACTAAATCGGTCTCAAACTCACCGTTCAGGATAAGGTTGGCTGGCGGACTCGAGAATCCAGACCAATAACCTTGATATCGTGACTTTATCTGCATGACAACGGTCCGGACAGTCGAAGCTGGCGGTGTCCACGTTGCCACATCCTGCGCGGTATCAGACGCAAGGTAGAGACCTGAATCAAAGATTGGAGTATTGATGGGATACGTCACACCACCATGAACCTTTGAGGCCGTGCGCCTGAACGTGACCGATTGGCCGGTGAAGTCCACAAGGGTATTGCTCAAAGGAGCGTAGAACAGAGGGGCCAGAAAGTGGATAGTTGGATATGCTGAGACGTTACCGGCCTGTGAGAGTCCAGCGATGCCTTGATTTCCCCACATGTAACCGGTCGACGGAAAACGGACAATCGCGCCTTCGAGGATCGGTGATACCAGGACTGTCAGCTCATAGAGACTCTGCTGATACATATTGGAGGGGAATGTTGGTACCTGGACTCTGCATGTTCTCCACGAGATATTATCAAGTGAGAGCATGACGATATCATGCCACCTGATGCTCATCGGGTCCGCAATGACACCCGAGACGACCCACGTCTGCCAGTCCTGGCCGAGCGGGATTGCGCCGTTCTGATCAGTCAGCGGAACGTGATACGCCGTGATTATCTGCGGGTCTGTCCGAGTATACCGAGCTTGAACCAGCTGGATCAGGGAGCCGTCTGTATATTTGAAGTACATTTTACGCCCTCCCGAGCCCGTTGATCACGCTACCAACGCCGGGCGCGACCTGGCGCGTGGCGAAGATCAGCGTGTCCATTTTCAGGCCCAGTTGCCGCAGTCCTGCTGCCACGTCACTGCCGCCCATCTTACTGGCGAACTCAGCAGCCTGGCTCTGAGGTACGACGTACTCAGGGCCTTTCTCTGCGATGAGTCCGATGTGTGGCGTTGTGAAGTAGCCACCCAGGGCGTGTGCCATGAGGGCCCTGCCACCACTAGCACCGCCCAGGTTCAACGTGGGAGCAACGGTGGTAGTGGGAACACTGGTATAACTGCCGTCGGGCTTTACTGCTGTAATAGTGTAGTTCCCGCCAGCAGTGGCGACCGTTGCTCCAACACTAAGTCCTGCGGGAGCCTTACCATTGGGTTGAACCTGTACCGCGGTCTGCTGCAGAGCCGCATAAGCTCCCTGGGCAGCCAGCACGTTGCTATACAGAGCATTGCCATATTGTGCGCCAAGGGCTGCATACCCAGGCAGTTTCGCCTCCAGCATTGCAAAGATTTGGTCACTCGTTAAAGTTGCCAGCAGTTTCTCAGCATCAGCATTGATGTTTGCTGTCGCCAATTTCTGGTCATAGAAGGTGTTGATGAAGACGAGTCGAGCATCTGCGGACTTCTGTTCAGCAATGACTGCATCCTTGAGTTGTTGTATCTCGATGTTCCCCGCCGTCTGTGCTGCTGTCGTCATGGCGGCATAAGATGTCTGAGTAGAGGTAACCAAGTCCCTGAGTTGCTGGAGTTGAAGGTTCCCCGCCGTCTGTGCTAGCGTCTTTTCTGCCGCATAGTAGGCATTGGCTGAAGTGAGTTGGTCGGCATAGGAAGTCTTAGCAGCAGTGACCGTATCTCTGAGTGTTTGGATCTCAGCGTCACCTTTCGTCTGAGCCGCTTTCGTTTCTGCATCATAGGTGTTCGACGCTGCCTGTTTCTGCTTCTGAAGAGAAGACAACTGGGTATTGTAGGATTCGTCGGCCAGTTCCTTGTCCAGAGCCGCCCGTGCCTGTGTCCGCTCGCTCGCAGTAGTCGCATAGATGACATTGGTCCTGAGCTGGTCAACGGTGACTGCATCTTGGGCGGCCGTGTGTGAGTCTTGAAGTGCCTGGATTTGGTCATCATACTGCCCGAGTACAGCGGCCTTCTCCTCACTGATTGCATCCAGCGTCGAACTTAACTCATCCTGACGCTTGGTTATCATGTCGTCGAGGGCATTAAGCGTCGCATCGCGTTCCTTTTCGACAGCATTGACTACCGCGGTCTTTTCATTGTCGAGGGCATTAAGCGTCGCATCCAGTTCACTCTGACGCTTGTCTATCATATCATTGAGGGCCTTGATGGTCGCGTCTCGTTCCTTTCCGATTGTATCCAGTGTCGAGGTCAGATAATCCTGACGCGCGGTTATCGCGTCATTGAGGGCATTGACTGCCGTGTCGCGTTGCGTGTTGAAAGAATTGACAGCGTTCCTCTGCTCCTCGGAGTAGTTGTCAATGATGATAGAGGTCAGGGTGCTCAGGACGTCTTTTTGCTTATTCACGTAGTCAACTACAGAGGCGAGATACTTGTCCTGCGCGACCTTCTGTGCCTGCAGCGTCTTGTCTGCGGCGTCCTTGTCGGCTGCTGCCTTTTCCTTCCGGGCATCGTCATAGACTTTCTTGGCTGCCAGAGTATATGCTTGGTCGGCCTTTAGCTTCGAGCCACCATCGGCGATCGCCGCATCACGCTCCCTGGCGAGATCATAGATTTGACCCTCAACTGTTGTGTGGCTGAGTTTATAGATCTTGTCGTTCAGATCAGTGTTGACCTTTGCGACCTCTTTGGCGTGCGCCTGAGCCGCCTTCAGCGCCGTATCGGCTGCTGCTTTCTCTTCGGCCGTCTTAGCGTCACGCGCCTGTTGCTCATAGAAAGCCACTTGGGCTGCTGCTGCTTTCGCCGCCGCCGCCGCATCGGTCTGTGCCTTGATCTGGCCCGCGCCTTGTTTGTCCATCGCAGCACCGCGAACGCCGTCAATCTCATTTTGGACATTCTTCTCGAGAGCAATACGATCTTGTGCTCTCTGCTTGTCATAGGCAGCCAAAGCTTGTGCCTGAATTGGATCCCCTTCCATCGTTTTGCGGTTAGCCTTCGTTATCTGGTCATAAGCATCAAGCGCATTCTTGGCGATCTGGATATTAGTAGCCGAAGCCTCTTTGGTTGTCATCCCCAGGGCAATCCGAAAGGCGTTCCAGTGCTGCGTCGCAAGTACCACAACAACCGACAGAGCTGCTACGGCAAGCATGATCGCCCCGATAGGCGTCAGTGCCAGCACCCCATTGGTAACGATCAACACGGTTTTGAGTGCGGCAACAGCGATAGCGATACCGTCGACCACGCCCGTCACGACCTTGAAAGCCAGGAACGCTCCGAGCACTCCGGCGAGCACTGGTCTGATCAGGTCCCAGTTTTTGGCGACCCACGTACCAATGTTAACAAGCCAGTTGAAGACGATCTTGGCGCCGTTGAAGAACACCGTAATGGCTTTGCCGACATCGTCCGCCCACTTCTGCAGAGAGCCGTTGGCCTTCCATTCTTCGACCTTTGCCAGCACGGCGGTAATGCCCTGCTTGAAGAAGTCGAACATGGACCCAGCCCGGACCGTCCCGTCGTCTGAAAACCCGGCGATAGTCCTGAGAATATCCTCGCCCGTGTCCTTCATGCCCTTGATGAGGCCACCCAGCGAGTTGGCCTGCAATTCTGCCCCAGCCTTGAACCGTTTGTCCATGAGAGACAGCAGGGCCTTACTGAAGGCCTCTTGGTTGACGATGGTACCCTTCTCGTTCGCGATCTCGATGCCTTGCTCTGTTTTCGCGCCCTCTGCGAGCACCGCAGCTTTCGTGATACCATACGAGGCCAGAGCTTTCACTCGACCTTGTAAGAATCCTCCAAAAGCGGCAGCGGCGGCTTCAACATCACCGTTCGTTGCAGCGGCCATATCGGCCACTTGGGGAAGGACCGTCTTCGCATTTTGCCCGAACTTTGTCAAAGCAACGGTGGCAGCAAGCAGCTGGTCGTCGCTGAACGGCGTCTTTGCAGCAAGGTTCAGTGCGGATGCGACCGCCTGACCCGCTGCCTGCGAAGAGCCCATGAGCGTCGTGAGCGACATCCGGTATTTCTCGATTATTTGCCCGCTGGCCAGGGCAGCAGCGCCCCCGGCTGAGAAGGCAGCAACGGCGGCAACACCAACAGCTTTGAGCGCCGTGCCGATGGGATTCATGACGGCGTCGAGATCTTTAGTCGACTTCTGGAAGGCCTTAAGCTGCGACTGAACCTTTTTAAGGTTTGTCTCGAACTCGGCAGTGTTTGCCCCAATAGAAACGATTAATTTTGCGAGGGTGCTCACTAATTCACCACCCTTTTGCCGCCAAAGGCGTCCGTCAACAGGTCAACGATCGCCAGCAACTGCTCCGGCGTCTGTTGGTGCTTCTCCGGCTGGTCGTAGAGTAAGAAGTCCGTCATCTTGAAAGCCTCGCTGTCAGACGTTCTCTGCAAGTTGCACATGACCGCACAGAGCTTCGCCGACTGGTAGTCATCAGCGACTTCTCTCCGGTGTTCGCGCGAGTCATATGCCTTCCACAGTTCCTGCCATTCCAGCGGCGTGCAGCCTAGGAATTCGTCGGGGGTGAGTCCGAAGGTAACGCGGGCAATTCCCCAGAGTTCGGTACTGTCAGGTTCTGCTCTGGGGTTGCCGGGTTTGGGTCGCTCTCCGTGTCCTTTCCCGCCTTCATGGCATGGAGACCGTAGACCTCGACGATCAGGACCATGAGCGTGGGGAAAGCATCCAGGTCCAGCTGTGTATTCATGTCCTCATACGTCAGCTCGCCCGGGACTGGGATGTCCTTCTTGCCTTGTGGTCGGTTTGTAACATCTTCCCAGTGAGCCAGACAATAAACCGCAGCTATCACGTCCGGAATCATGTCCGCCGTATCTATGCGATCTTTAGGGTCAAGAATGGAGTCAGGATCGACAACCTCATCCGGTGGCAGCTGCTCGACCGGAACGCCAAGCGCCTCAGCGTGCGCGTCATTCACGCGTGTGGCGGCAAAACCTGCCGACAATTGACGCTGCAGCTGCATGATCAGGTCGTCAAGCCGCTTGTGCGTCAGAGCCTTAAACCAGCCTGGCGCGGCTAGTGTGAGCCGTAAGTGGCGCGTTTTACCAAGAAGTTCAACTGGTACACTCTCTACTGTGGTGAAGTCCATGATTCCTCCTATATGTGGGGCAGGGGATTGGCCTGCCCCATGTGTGTTTACGCTACGCTGAAGCTCTGGCGACATGGACCAGGTAAGTCTTGGAGACCTTGCCTGTTTCCTGGACGACGATGGTGACATTTGTAATTGACCCGGCAGCGCCCAGGGCAATCGCACTCGAGTCGGCGCCGCTTGCAACAACGGCTCCGTTGACCGTGATGACCCCGGCAGTTGCCGTTGGTTTGACCACGACTGATGTGGTAGCTGTGACCTGGCTGTTCACAAAGGTGCCTGGTGTGCCCGAAGCGACTGGCACGTTGAGTCCGGCGGGAGTAAAGACGAAGAACGTGGTTGTGAGACCAGCGCTGAGCGTCTGGTTGAGGGTAACGGCTCCGGAGACCTTCATGGTGGTTTCGAGTTGGACCGCGTCACCCTTTGCAGTGAATGGTGAGATGCCACATTTGAGGACAACCACCGAGAAGTCGAAACTGGCGCCCCATGCCGTTGGGAACACGAGCGTGTAGGCATGAACCAAGCCGTCTGCCTGATCTGCCAGGAGCAGGGCCTGGCCAGGGTCATTGGCAATATAGTTGCACGTAATCTTGACATCATCGGATGACCTCATGCCTCCGATGAACTCTGCCATACGTCCAAGAGAGTCATGGTTCGTGACGTCGATCGTCTCGCTATTGAACGATGGCGGCGTGAGAGATGTGATTTCTGCAATAGGGACAACGCCCCGGAGCAGACTTACACCAAACCCGGTTAATGCTTTTGACATATGAGCCTCCTAGCTCGAAAACCAGATGAAGCAGTCAATGACCATAGCAAATAGGCCAGTTGCCGCATCGTAAAGCGGAATCATATTTTCTATAATCACTTCCTGCACATCAGCATTCGTCGCCGGCCACGTTTCCAATGCCGCCATCACCTGCACATTGATTGTCTTGGCGCTTCCAAGGGTCGAAGCGTAGGATGATATCTGCACGCGCGGATGTCGGAGACCATTGCGCCCGTCGTGCGAATAGTCCGGGATGTCGTCAATCGTCTGATAGACCACGTAGGGGGTCAAGATTCTCTGTGCGATCGTCACTGCCGCGATATGCGTCGCCGGAACAAGCGCGATAAGCGCCGCAAAGGTGGAAAGTCTACTGAAAATCGCGGCGTCGAGGTCCGTCATAGCTTGATCTTCTCCAGTTCTTCATTGAGTGCGCCAACGAAGATGTCAATGAGCTTACCTTTCTCTGTATCGAACGTGTTCCGCATCATGGGGTGCGCGGGTGTCGTGGGGAACCCGAATTCCTGGGCCATGGCGACAGCGGTCTTTGCCTTGATCGGCCCCACGTCGACCTCGCTGTTGCCATCGCGCTTACGGATATTGCTCGCCATGAAGCTATTCTTGAGCCGATGCACTGGATGGTCCCTGCCGACGTAGGTTGCCCGCTCGATCTTCACGACCAGGTAGGCAGCCGCATCTTTCAGAGCATTGTTGATCTTGGATTTGGCGACCCGCTCTGAGAGTGAATGGAGTTTCGCGTCGCAGTTCTCTAGACCAGTAATAGAAATGGTCACTTTGTCGCTCATGCGTTCACTTCCGAGCACATAAGTTCGAGCGACACGTGTTCCATTTCGGGATCAATGAGGTATAGAATGATGTAGGTATGCGGCCCATAGACCACCTGCATATCCTCTTCAACTGTCGCAAGGTAGCGAATCGTGATTTTCAGGGTAATCTCGCTTTGCGCCTGCTTCGCCGCGAATAATCGTGCGCCACTCAGGGGTTCGACAGCAGCCCACACCGTCGCCAGGGTCACGAATCCCACGACAGGCTGCCCGTAGGCGTCATGCGTCGTAGAAGGGTACTGAATCGTGACCCTGCGGTTCAGGCGGCTGGCGTCCATCAGAGTGACCAGCGATACAGGTTCAAGAGAGCTTCGACGGCATGCGGAAGAGCTGCGACCTGCGCCCGCGTGCCGGTAACGATCGCGCCTCGTTCGTCATACCAGTCCTTGATGAGCAGAAGCATGGCCTGCGTCAGTGGAGCAGGCACCGCGGCGACCGTACTGTATACGAGTGCAAAGTGCACGGTGAACGGCAACACGGGAGGAGTAGCAAATGCCACCGCGCCCGCTGTGACGGTATAGTCGGCTGGTGGAATGACCTGTGGATCTCCGTTGCCGTCCACATACGTGACAGACGACACGGTGAGCGTCTCCGTCGGTGCACCATACCCGGCGGTGAACGTGATGGTGATCGGATAGCCAGCCGTTGCAATCTCTGGCCAGCTGAAAGTCGATGATGGTTCGATCGTCCCTGGGTCGCCCGGTGTGACAACGTACTCAGTCGCGGGCAGGGTATGTGGCATGTTGCTTGCGTCCAGGTAGGTGATGGACACGATCGACTGGAGCGGGGGCCTCGGTACGACGACCTTGCTGCCCCACGCATTGCGTGACATCCTGCTCCACGAGCCCCGAAACAGCGTAGTCCAACTGATGTGCTGCCAGGTCCACGTTTGAGCGACAAGCGCCCGCCCCGTGGTCTCTTCCACATACGCGCGGGCTGCCGTGATCAGAGCCCCAATGGAGGAATCCTCGTCGGCCGTTTCTACCCGTGCCTGTGCCTTGCCCTGGATCAGCGTGACCGGTTCGACAGCAGGCGGTACTGAAAGCAGCAGGATGTCGTCCATGGTTTATGCGCCCGCTAGGACAGCTTTCGCGGCTGCCGCGACTGTTGGGTCTTTAACCTGATTCGCAAGATACTCGAGGTACTCAGGATCCTGCGCCTTGATCTGCGCAAGTGTGAGTGGCTTCTCTTTGTACTCGCCGTTGTGGTACTTCCCGAAGCCCGGCACGAGATCACCTGGATTCTCAGGAGTGGCCACTTCCACTGTCTCCCTCGTTTCGACAGGAGCAGTAATCGGCTGAGCGGGCGCAAGCATGGCCGTCTCGACGACACCGCCAAGGGGTCTGGCAAAGCCACCAGCGACATAGCGGCGCGCCTCTTCATCGGGGCATTCGCAATCGCCCTCGAAGATTCCAGCCGGTCCCGCTGCTAAGGTGAACATATGTATCTTCATAAGTGATCCTCCATAGGGGGCGGTTGTTACGCCGCCCCTGATACCACTACTTACTAGGTAGCAGCGAGTTTGAGTCTGACGAAGGCCTGTGCGTCGATAGGACCACCGTCAGTAAACTTGCGACCAATAAAGCCAACCTTGGAATTGCGCGCAAGGAGTTCGTTCAGGCGCTGGATGGTCACGTCCATCAGATCAGCGATAAAATAACCCTTGTACCAGTTGACCAGGGCGCCAAAGTACAGGCCCGCAGTGAACGTGTTCGGAGAATACTCGCTCTCGTCGACCGGGAAGCCGTCGATTGTGTCAGCGACACCGGCGATGAGGGAAGGCTGCCACATGTAGCTGCCGTTGACCGCATCCTTGAACAGGGAGATTTTCGACAGAGCATCAGTGCAGAGCAACCAGCGAGCACCCGAACGATAGGTAGGACGCAGCATGAATCGAGCTGCACGCAGGATATCGGACGTGAATGCCGTTGTGGTCGTCGCAGTAGTACAGTCACGACTAGTCGGGATAGCGCCCGTGCCAGTTGTGGCGAAGATCCCGAGAGGCTTGCCTGAGCCGTCGCCGGTCAGAAATGCCTTCTCTTCAGCCATGGCGAACTTTGCCGCAATACGGTCCCTGACGATGCTCTCAGGAGAGAGGGCAGCCGTCCGCAGGAGCTTCATGCTGACGTCAATCTCCTTCGTCAGCTGGTTCGGCTTGAACTCGCGCTGAGTGAACTGGCCGGACTCATCGGGTGTGATCGTCCCGACTTCGGTTGTCCAGTCTGCATCCGCGAAATCCGTGGTCAATGCCGGGAAGCCGATGGAATCCGAGGTTGTGACCGGGACCACCTGGGCATAGCGACGGATAAAAACCTGAGCATCCTCACTCTGGAGGAGCTTGGCAACCCACTGGATAGGAGCATGCAGATATCCGCCGTCGGCATCCACATCGTTGGCCATGGCCGCGGCAGTACGAGCCTCGCCCATCAGATGCGAGAGGAAGGCCTGAGCATACTGCTTGGTGCTCCGGCGCTGGAACATAGGATCTGCCTCTTCGCCGGTCAGCCTGACACCACGGTACTCTGCCGTCACGCCGGGCGCAGCATCACGCTTGCTCGGGTCGTCCTTTCCACCGACGATCGTGTCACGAGCCTCGTTTAGACCAGCCTCTTCCGCCTGCAACCCCAGTTCGCGGTCGATCTGTTCCTTGAGCTTCCGGGCATCGGTGAGCATGGCATCATACTGGCCCTTTTCCTCACCGGACATGTCCCTCTTTTCTTTGAGGGGAAGATCGTTTAGCGTACGCGCCTGACCAACAAGGCCAGCTCGCTTCTGCGCCAATGCATTGAGTTCTGTAACAGTCATATCATTGTCCTTTCGAAGGCTTATCCCTCGAGATCCAACCGTTCAAGCTCTTTCCGGCGAGCTTCAGAAGCCGTGGCATAGTCAGGTTCAGTGGTGCTATCGGTTGCCGAGTGATCCTCCTGGATCGGCTCGATAATCTTCTCAGTGGGTTTGATGCTCGAACGGTGTTCAGCCAAGATGGATTCAGCTGATCTGCCACCAATGCCGACATCGGTCGTTGGATAAGCAGGAAACGTCACCGGACTTACATCGAATAATTTGACTTCTTTGAGGGTGCGAAT